GATATGCAGGCACGATGGCTAGGTGTAACTCCCGGCGAAGTTATCAAGATTACGCGTCCTTCACCTACTGCGGGTATGTCTGAAGGATATAGATTATGTATATCTTAATCCGGAGTAAATCATAGAGATGTCCTGGACAAGTGACAATGAATACGCCTGGAAAATGAAACGAAATACTCTGGAATCGCAGTTCAATTCCTTAAAGGAACAGTATACACAAACGATTAAAACGGATGTTGATAATATGTCAAAACTCAATGAAATAGAAGCACAGATGACTAATGTAAGAGAAGAATTATCTCGTCTGGGTATTGTAATAAAAGATGCGCTTGAAGATCTGCGGGAAAGAACAGGCAATCTTGAAGAACCAATTTTACAAAAAGAAAAAGAATTACAGCGGCTTCAACTGGAAGAGAATACGCTTCGGCATAGGAAAGAAACCCGCGAAGAACAGGTCTCGTCATTAATGGGTCGTGGAGATAAAACTCCTCATACAATCAGTTTTTTAATGATGAAACCTCTGAGCAATCCATATTATATGATGGCTGTAGTTGCTCTTTTTTGGACATTTGCCTTATATTTAGTATCATCATTTGGCAAACGTGCCTTACTCTCTGCTGGTATCACAAGTTCACCAACTCCTATCACAGGACGAATTTTAATGAGACAAAATTACAGAGATAGAATAGGATGACAAGCGCACAAGACTATTCTTTCCGCAAGGACCTACCCATCTTAGCAGGCCCGGTAGATGGATGTGCGGCCGATGTTTCAATTAATGACACGAGTGCCCTTATATTATTTCCGAATGGCATCAGTTTTTCGGGATTTGAGTTGGATGACAAGCAGAGAATTCCTACTGAAGTACTAATGTCTAAGATAACAGACCTCAAGACAAAGGGTTTGCTCCCTGACAATAAAACTTTAATTGACGACCAAGTCGCAGTAGATTCGGAATTCTATAAGAAAGTAAAGCAGGAATATTGCTGGTATGAGAATCGCTATGCGTATCTGCTACGGAAGTATCTGAGACTTCTTATGTCTGATAACAAGGACGATGTTACACTTTCCATGTCGCTCAATGGAGCAACAACTGACATGAATAAACGTCTACAAAGTCTCCTGGAAATTATGAATGCGGTCGCAAATGAAAGAGCTAAGCGCGTTGATTCATTTCGTCAACGCCACGTAGACGGTAATAGTGCTATTAATAATAATATTTTACGACTTGCGGACATCAAGCGCAAATTGACGGCAAGTAATCTTCGTCTGAGCACACAGCGTGAAATGCAGGCTTACACTGAGGAAAAGAACCGTGCTCTTCGTGTACAGATTACCGTTTTTGCGATTCTAAATGTAGTTGCTCTGGGTGTTGTATATACTGCCTACAGTCAGAGTGTTTAATGTATTCTTTTAAATTTCTAATCCAATAAAACTTATGTTTAATTAGATTAGAGAGAATGACTGATTACCACACAATGTTAGTAAATGCGTCTATGGCATTAGACGACATTGAGAAGATTGAGTTCAAGTCCGAGTTGATGGGAGACCCGGTCAAGTCTCAACAATATGCGTCAGAAAGACAAAATAAACAAGCCGATGAGACTCTCCAAATCAAGCGCGGTAATTTTCAAAAGGCGTTCTACGACATGGGCCGCTACATGGATATGGATCACCACGCCCGTTATTATGAAGTTCGTAACGGTGATTTGAATCGCGCTCAAAATAACATTGTTTCAATTGCGGAAGCTAATACGAGCTCTCTTAGATTTGATATGGATAACACTAAGCGTCAATTCCTAGTGAATGAGTGGTATGCTCAGAATAAACTAGAGTCTCTCTTTTTTTTACAAGTGGCTTTCCTGGCCATGGTTTCTTCCATGATTATTATCATGCTCGGTAAGATGAATCTTTTTCCGTGGATCTTCGGTAAGTATATTGTCTTTATCATTGCTTCTGCGGCGGCAATCCTGGCTCTTTACCGCTTCAACTACACCCGCTACACTCGTGACGTACGCTACTGGAATAAGCGCAAGTTCTCTGATAATCCTGGTACTCTCAAGGCGGGTGACCTCTGTAAGTCGGCGGAAGCGGCGGCAGCGGGTCTTGGTCAAATGAGTGGAAATCTGATGAGTGGCAACTTTGCTGGAATGACTAATATGGGCGGCGGTGTTATAAGCGGACCTCCCGGTGGACCTCCTCCTGGTGGACCTCCTTCTTGATGATGGAAAAATAATAAGGAAGTGTAGGGAATGTCTAATTTTCTAGCACAGAAAATTCAAGAAATAGCAAATAAAACAATAGAAGCGAAACAACCGTCGCTCATACCGAAGGATAACACTGAAAAAATACAGAGACTTCTACGAGAGGCCGATAAGAAAGAAGATGAATTTAACAATGAGAAGGGGACGCTTGATGTATTTTTAGTAAATGGTGAAACATTAAGCAAGATTGTTCAAGGTACTTCAAAACCTGATTCATCACAGGGAAAATATAAGGCCTATCTGGAAAAAAAGATTAAAGATACGCAGCAAAATATCAAAGATTTAAAAAATAAAGATAAATTTTATCGTCGCGATTTTCTTTCTGCTGGTCCACTTACTATTCAAGGTAACCCATTCTGGAGCAATTGGGATAATTGGATTTTAACGGCATTTTGGTCTGCTGTACTTGTAATTCTAATCTCAACTAGCATGGCTATTTTCGGATTACCAATTGATAGTTCAAAACAGCAGAGTCTTATTATAGCAATGTGGATTTCGGTTCCGCTTCTTCTTTTATATTTGATACAACTCTTTGGATAACTACTTCTTCTTTGGCTTTCCGGCCTTCTTGGCTTCTACCACAGGTTCAATAATAGTTAGCGACTCTTGTTCTGTAACAATAGTCTCTGTCTTTTCTTCCGTTTCTGAGACTTCTGCTGGTTCTTCTACTGGAGGTTCCACTTGTGGTTCCACATAGTTTCCACTTACATCCTCTAGCAAGCCAGCAATACGCACACCTTGGAACATCTCCTTGCCCTTTCGTGTAAGCGGCTTTCCGAACTTATCAATTAACTTCTGGCGGACATCTGCTGGAGACAATTTCTTCTTATCGGGCTCTGACTGAAGCCACACCTTATACTCCTTGAGGATATCCTTGTGATCCAACTCAGAACCGAGTTCAACAACAAGACGCTCCTGCATGAAATGGGCAAAGGAGTCATTGTCAGACTTGTACTTATCGGACTCTTCCTTGATACAAGGAGGCTCCACCAGTCCCTTTACAAGATAGACATTCTCATAGTAGTGAACTAGCATAGAAAGAAAGGCTTCGCGCCAAGCGGGAAATCCGTACTCAGTTGACTTCTCTACACTCGGCTCCTTAGGATAAATATTCTTCTTTGCCATCTCCTTGATATGAGCATCATCCTTGAATGCCTCGGGGTCACGGAACTCTGACTCAAACTTGATAACACGAAGACGACGCCAAGTACCATTATCAATGCTGTTGACCGGTGGAAAGCGGTTACAGCAAAGGAAGATACGAGCAGTAATCGCAAAGGTGACTAAGTCCTGATATAGAGCACGAGCAGAAATCATATCTTCACCTGAAAGCTGCTTCATGAGTGAAGAGTTAATCTTCTCCCCTTCCTCGGGCTCTTGTAGGCCGACAAATCGCATATTTCGCATCTTAATCAGCTGAGGAGCAGCTGAGCCTGAACCATCCTGTTTCCGCGTTACAAGAGTAGCCTGTGTAGCACACTGATATTCACCAAATACCATCTCAATAAATCGCATAAGCGCAGATTTGCCATTTGAGCCTTCACCTTGAAGAATATAGAATTTCTGCTCAGTGTTCCGGCCAAAGAGACAAGCCGAAAGAAGAGTAAAGAAATATTCCCGCAGGTCATCTTTTGGAAACAACTTCCGAAAGAATTCACGGATTCCAGCATTATGCTGATTGTTGGGGTCATATGGATTATAATTTAGAGCCGGATAGACCTTATGCTTTCCCATTTGAAGACTAATCATATCATCTGGTCTTCCCTCTCGAAACTCAACGTACAACTTTCCAGTAACAGGATGTGTTGCAGTCAAATCAAGAACACCATTGCCAACTCCGACTAGATTGATGTTTGTATTCAACTTCTCCTTGAAGTCTTCCTGATAGAACTTCTCCGTTAACTCCTTCATGATAGAGTCTTTGAAACCTGAATTCTCAAGATTCTGTTTGACCTTCATGAGACGCTTCTTCTTCTCAACGAGGCTCTTCTTCATATCCTCAGATGTATTTGGGTCCAACTCAATATTACATGCTCTACGCTCAGCCTTTGTATATAGGTCACGAACACGAGTGCTAATTGAGCCACGTAAATCCATTGGTTGCTGGATAGCTTTCCAATAATGTCCCTCGTAATGAAACCAATCATAGCTCTTTAGATTTGGAGCACAACGATACTCATGACGGAAAAGTTTAAGAATCAAGTTTGCAATCTCAACATGGGTACCAGAATCATGATTATAAGCATAATCTTCATTCTTTCGATCCCGAATTTCCTCATACTTAGCATAGTTATCTTGCTTGACCCAGTGGTAAAGAGTGCCCATTTTAACTTGCTTTTCTAGTTGAGCCTGTGAACCTCGTAGTACCTTCCATTTCTCATAGAAATCGGCATCACTAGTATGCTCATATCCCGATACCCGTTTACTAATGTGCATCCATGTTTTAAATGCTTCTTCACAATCATCAATATTCCGTAAACACAAGGCAAGATGAACCCACTTATGATAGGTTCCTGCTCGGAGATCTGGATTTAGGCATTCCTTAGCAAGTTCAAATGCTTGCGCAACATCCTCAGCGGTATAATGTGCCCTAACACTGACAGACTGATCCTGATTATCTGTTGAAATCTCAGAAGTAGAATCACTAATCTGATGGACAACTGGAGCCTTCGGATCTCCCGCTAGCCAAGTTCCAACAAGCTTATCCCACGCTTCCCGCCGCTCCTCCCGCAGGTCACAGAAGTTGAGTTCAATGTGATTCTTGCGAATAGAAAGAAGAGAAAGCATCTGCCGATTGGTATATTCATCCAGCGACTTGGGATTCAACTGAATTGTCTGTTCTCCCGTAGTTTCTAGCAGATAAATCTTGGTATTCTTGTAACGAGGAATATCATGCTTACAAGCGCCATAGAAGAACCAACCATTCTGTGCAATGACTGAGCGATCAAAGATATCTGTTACTGGATTAATTATACCTGTTTCTCCGAAAATCTCTTGAACTAGCCCCTGCTCAATTACATAGCCACGGAGAGCATGCTGGATATCGGGCGTAACACTTACATCGGGGCAGATAATATGAATACCATCCTTATGAAGAGGTTCCTTGTTCTTTACCACCTTTTCAGGGCCGGGCTTGAGTTGAACAATGAACCGAAGTGGCTCTTCTAGGGATTCAATCTGAAAGAAGTGACACAGAATCTTAGCATAGCTGATACAAAAGTTATAGATATGCTCGTCGTTAAATTGTCTTTCCAAGGGCCCACCACTCTTATAACGAAAGTCCAAGTCAATGAGAATCGGACTGAAGTCACGGTGAACTTCTACTAGATTTGCCGCACCGCCTTCCACGAAAATATATTGGTGAAGGGAGTCCAAGAATGCGTCATAATCCTTCGGTTTGATTTTATAATTACCTACTTGCGGACCCGGAAACCCCCGCACATTCGCTGATTTGGCTTCTGCGGGGCCAACCCGACATTCCGATAGGAATGTAAGCAAAGATTTCGTCTCCTGTTCCATCTTGATTTATTCTATGCTGGGTTACCGGGGTCAAATTTTTAACGCACTTAGAGCGGATTTAAAGCAAAAATATTTTATTTACTACTTGGGTCCCCAAGTATCCGCAGAATCACAAGAATAATTATCGGTATAAGTTTTTGAACGAATCCAAGCAAGTTGAATTGGACGAACAATCAAGTTTGTATATATTTCATCAAGAGCATTCCTAATAGCATCATTATTCTCATATTTCATAGCAGTTTCAATTATAAGTTTAAGAGCAGTATTCATCCCCAGCCTTTCTCTGCTGTTGCTTAATGTTCAATTTTTATTTATTTAAAAGTTCGTCGCTGCTAGTAGATCTGCAATGCCCTTAAAATTATAGGTCGTTTCCAGTTTGAAAATCTCATTCACTTCTTTCTTACCATCCCAGACTGGAGCAAGAGCAAGACAGCGCTTAATGAGCGAATCCTTATTCTTGGTAAACTGCTGTTTCATAATCTCAATAATTTCCTCCTTATATTCCTCTGGTAGATAAACAGGAGGGAACTGCAAGTAATATAGGAGATTCTTAGTGGACGCATGAAAGATAATGCGGTTATAGGGCTCAAATTGAGGATGTGTTGCGAATCCTGAAAAGCAAGGTTCATTACGGAGTGGCTGGTCATTTAGAACCATTCCAAGGATGCTGAGAAGAACTGAGCCAAGAGTTTGTACAGATGTCCATTTATCGCCTTGGCTCCATGTCCCAAGTAGAGAAAGACACACCTTTCCTTCACGATACAAATTAGGATTAAAACGTGTGCGACCATCCTGTGTTAGTGTAAGAACCTGCGGAGGCTCAAAAGGGTGATTATCACTAAATAATACAGAAAAGAACCAATAGCCACCTTCATAAGGAGTGCCTCCCGGTCCAATTATAAGGGCTGTTCCTTTCATTACTGATTTCTCGTCCATAAAATAATAGATTCCGTTGCTTTTCATATCGTCGTTATTAACTGAAGGAATATCCTTCTTCATAATTCGCTGGACGGCCTTGCTGATTGGACCACCGGACATTTAGAGATTTTTCGCTAGGGATTCTTAAGCCCCTGCTGGTATCAATTTTTAGGCTTACTCGGTAAGCAAAAATAATTTTCACTCTTTTTTTTGTTTTTTTGTCTAATAATGACGATTTGGCTTGGGGCACGAACCGTCGGGATTAACTGAATAGAAGACACGCCTAAGACCATATTCCCTCATACACTTCTCAAGTAGTTTCTCACAGATACAACAAGGTTTGCTGTGACAAATACTGGCTTCATTTATTCCCTTTCCTGTGCGGAAAACATACATAGTAGTGCCATTAAGCTTCTTGATATCTCCCAGCTTCTTAATCACATTAATCTCCGCATGAATTGTGTTATAAGTGTAGCCCGAGCCAAAAGAACGCGAACCAAACTGATTCATAGCTGCTGCAAGAATCTTATTTCCCTTGACAATCATGGCCACATGCCTGTTTGTCTTGCTTAGATCTAAGCCATTATCCGGCGGGATATACTGGCGGAGGTCATCCACATTTTTATACGTAGGCATTTCTTACTTAGGATTGCTGCGACTTTTTCTGCGCAGTTTACTGTTTCAATTTTTTGGGCTTACAGGAGTAAGCAAAAAATAAGACAATTTTTTAGTCAAAAAACAAGACGACCTTATACAGAAACATTCCCTTTACAAAAACGCTTTGTCCAAAGTTCTATGATTTGATAGACATGAGTATTCTGATGGACCTTTACAAAATCCATATCTTTATTAAGAATAAATTTATTCATAAGTTCTGCATCAAATATATAGACGTTAATATATTTTTTATCCTCTAAGTATGCTTTTGCAAGCCGATGATATCCATCTACAATATGTTTTCCTGATACAATTATTGGATATTCTAAATTTGCTCGTTGAATAAGTTCGGCATCTTTTTTATATTTTTTTGAATCCATCTTTTTTATAACATCCATAGGAGACCATTCACCCCAAACATTTTCATTAAGTTGTGGAATAAATTTATCTATAGGCACTTTAACAATTGGATGTCCGTATAGATTAATGTAAGATAACATCATATCAACACTATAAATATTTTTATTATTATGATATGTCTTAAAATTTGGCATATTTTACTCTAAATATTGTAGACATTTTAATGAAGAGCCCCGTGAATATCACCCCCTAATTTCGGCCCAATTCGCCCCTTTCCAGCAGGAATATCCGCTATCTCCTTCGCAGACTTCCCGCAGAGGTCAACAATTGTAGGAACTACTG